GTTGGATTAACTGTTTGTCTTAATTTTTGTATAAAACTCATATCATTTTACGAGAGTCGGTCCATACAGTTCCTACACTCTTTTTCTTAAAGTTTTCAGTTGGCATAAACAAAACGGTTTCCCAATTATCAGCAGGGACCTCAATAATCTTTGATCGTACGTGATCAGTTAAATAATGTTTAAAGCAAGGCTTAAAGAACGCCAATTTAGACGCCTGTTTTAGCACTTGATAGTTTAAACGTAGACGTGTAGTGATATCATACCTTTTATTTGATGTGTATTGCATCAGTTTATCAAATAAAATAGCCCTTTGTTTTGGCGGCAGGTAGTGTAGGTTTAAACCATAAAAGCCACCATTCGCCTTTTCTACCATAAAAATAAGAGGAAACCTATCGTAATAAGGTAAGGTTTTCTTATTCTTAGGATCATAAAGGTACATAAACATCCGGCCGGGAAGTGTTTTACTTCTTTCCTTAAAGGCATCATCCTTTAAAAGGGCGCGCCTGTTAATGTTTTTCATCCCTTTGAGTTGAGTCTTAAACCACTGCAATGATTTATCGCTATTCTTTTCAACTCCTGCTCTAAAGGCCTGTGCTTCTACTCTGTCTATGTATGATATCGCCATTAGTTCTATTTATAACTATTTCAACAGCTTTATGCCTAAACCTTTTATAGTATCTTCATTCCAAATTTGAAACGTCATGCCATTTCGGTGAGCAAATTCAGTAGCAGCTTCCCACTTCGAAATGTTTTTTGCGTATGTCATGACTTCTCTTATATACTTTTGAGTCTTGCGAGAACCTTGTTTAGGTGGTACTGTTTGATTTTTAGGCTTGATCTCGATTAAGAAACACTTACCGTCTTTCATTCGAATAAATAGATCTGTAAAGTACCTATGCATTTTACCATCAGTCTTACACCTATAACGAACGACAACTTCTTCTGAATTCCATCCAATCACGTTAGGATTACTATCAAGCCAACGCATGACTTGCCTCTCCCATAGCGATCTGTATTTGATCGATGAAACATTGCCTTCGTACTTTTTTATATTCTTTGGTTTATATCGCCCTGAGTATGCCATCGTTTCCTTATAAATAACACTAAAGGTATTTATATATGATAGGACAATTCAAAAAACTTCTAGGAAATGAAATCTCTGGTGCAATTAATTCCATAACGGATCAATTTGGATCTATCACTGACAGTTTGGGCTTTGGGTTTAAAAAAGCAGGTTATGACTCGAATGCAGAAGGTCTCATGTATCCTCTTGAACTAAGAAGTCAAGAGGACCGACCTTGCATTGAATTCACAGCCTTTGACACATCATCAGGCGCTGTTGTACAAAAAACAATATGGTTTCCATGCCCAGCAGGTATTGCTATTAGTGATTCAGCGAGTTATAATACTATTCAATTAGGAGCGCTTGGAGGTGCTGCAGGTGATATAGTAAACTCTGCAAAGCAAGGTGCAGCTGGAGGAGAAGGTGTATTAGGTACAATTGCCGGTGGTGCAGGTGGAGCGAAGGATGCAGTAGTAAGACAATCGGGCGGCATTGCAGAAACTGCTAAGAATGTAGGTTCAATGGCGGCGGGTTCAGTAGGTCAGGGCGACAAATATAACTTTATACGGAAAAAGATTATGAATCCGAATACAAATACCTCATTTGATGGTAATCCTATTCGTTCATTTAGCTTTGGTTTTAAAATGATTGCACGATCTCAGCAAGAAGCAAAGGTAATGCAAAGGATATGTTCACTCTTTCAGAGGTATGTGTACGCTGATTCGAATGGCAATAAACAAAACCTTACACTACGCTATCCACCAGTGTGGCGTATACGCTTTTTAAATGGTCAAAAGAACGAAAATGAATACATTCCAAAGATCTATTCATGCTATTTGACCGGTGTGAATGCTACTTATAACTCAACATCAGCAACATTCCACGCCGATGGATCGCCTCTTGAGGTCGATGTGGCAATTACTTATCAAGAAACTCGTGCACTGACACGTCACGATATCGAAACACTTGGTGATGATGAAAACCGTGGCATTAGTGATGAAGGTTATGCTACACAACAACTTTCATCCACTACAGGAGCAAGTCAAGAAGCAGTAGATGATTCAACTAATCAGGTAACACAATAATATGTCATTCTTTAAACAATTTCCAAAAATAGACTACGATTTATATGATCAAACCGATTTAAGGTCAATCGTTGACTTATATCGGCATGTTGATGTAAACGATATTGGCATTGATCCATTCGTTTCTTATACATATTATGAAATTAATGAAGGCGATCGACCTGATAATGTATCGCAAAAGCTTTATGGCAGTACAGATTACTATTGGACATTCTTTATAATCAACGATGTGCTTAAGAGTGGTCTGAGTGCATGGCCAAAAAGCGCTCAAGAGACTGAAAAATACCTTACACAGGAGTATGATAAGTATAGCGTACTTACATTCTCGCCTTACACGCAACTATTTTTTAATAACTTTTTCGATAGTCTCGCGAGCAATCCTTTTTCTTACATTTTTTCAAATACCTTAAATGGTATTGATATGACACATCCGTATTTACGCATTCGTAGAAAGAATACAAACGCTTACGCAAGAGTGTCGCACTATGATTCATCGATGTATCAATTATACGTTTATGGAGTCAACGATCCTGGTAAATTCTTTGCTGACGATGGACTATTCTATATTGAAACATTTAATCCTTATCAAAACGGGTCGAGTGATTATACAAGTACCGAAGAACTGAACACGGAATGGCGCGAGAAGCTTTTTAGTCACTTTGAAAAAGAAAATCCAGCAGTGCACACAATAGCGAACTGGACCGCGACCGAGTCTTTTAATAACGTGACAGAAAGAGTTGATTACCTTAAAGCATACGAGACTCAAATCCAAGGCTGGGGTTTGTTACTTAGCCCTGAACGTATGAATCGCCTCGGTCGCAACGCACCAAAAGAATATTTATCGGCAGACGGAAGCGAAATTCTGACTGCTTATGATGCACTTGTTGCGAGTGAGCCTATTCTCGACGATAATGGTGACGAAATACCTTATCCTTATTTGAATACATATGCCGAATATGAGCAGGAAAAGAACCTTGAAAAGCGAAAGATTCGAGTCGTAAAGCGAAACGTAGTCACACAATTTGTTGATGCATATAAGGATCTTATCCAGTCATGAGTAGCGGAGCGCATAATAAGTATACAGACGCCGCAGGAAAGCGATTTAATCCATCGGCATATAGACTCGAATCGATTACACTTGCTAACCATAAAGGCATGAGTAAGGAGATCGAAAACATCGTGCCTTCGTTTAAGTTCACGGAGAGTCTGTATAGTCCATCTCTGATAGCAGAATTCAGTATAGGTGACAGCGCAAATTTCTTTGAAGAGTTCCAGTTATGTGGTCAAGAGACTATTACAGTGAAATTAGGCTATCGCGAGCATGAAACAGACATCGAAAAGAACATAAATCTTAAGTTCTATGTCATCGACTATCCAACTTACGGCAGACCGGAGACGAAAGAGAACATGCAGGTCTATAAAATAAAGGGAATATCAGAACAAGCCTATATAAGCTCTCACAAAAAGATATCACGTGCTTACGAGTATAAGAAAACAAGCGATATTATAAAGAATATATTAGAGAGGGACTGTAACCTAACGTCGGATGCATTTGCCATCAACGGAGAGGGAGAGCCTCTACAAAGCAAAATCAAGTGGTTATGCACTTATCAGACGCCTCTGCAAGCCATAGAGAGCCTCAGAGCTCGTAGTTATGATGCATTCGGTGCTCCTTATTATCTGTATGCTTCGATCGATGGTAAGTATCATTTTAAATCACACACAGACATAGTCAGCGCTCCTTTATATAATACTTATAGAATGGCAAAGCAATTTAGCAGTGAACCACAGACCAGCGCAGATTATTTAGAGCGATCAACACGTATACTATCATGTGCAAGTAGTTTAAAGCTTTCAAAGGTAGCGCAAGCGCAGGCTGGTGCTTATGGTTCAACACAGTATACCTTAGACTATACTCAAAAGAACTTTAACTTTATACCTTATAACTATACTAAAGACTTTAACACTGATAACACTTTAGAAGGCAAAAAGGTTTTATCAGAACAGTTTGGTATTAGTAATGGCGCGAATACTCCAGTGCAGACCAGCGATATGTTTCAATCAGCTCATGTAGATTATACTCCGCTTAATACTGGTGCTTATAAGGGTAATACAGAGAATCCTACCGACGAAGGTATGTTATATAACGATCTGACACGTGTGGGTCTGAATAAATTAAATAGTTATAGAGCACTTGCGAATACTACTACACACGACCTTGTATTAAATGGTGACCTTAACCTGAATCCTGGTCGGAAGATTGAATTGGTATTTCCCAAGGCGATTGATCCAGAAGTAATTAAAGAAGTGCTTGACAAATCAGATGCTGACGTATTAGACAAAACGTTAAGTGGTAAATACTTTATAGCAGGAGCAGAACATGTATTTAATATGGGAGAGTATAAAGTCAATTTAAAAGTCAAGCGCGATAGCTTTAGACAGGACCTAACAGAAGAATGAATTCAGGATTTAAAGAGCAGCCGCAGTGGTTTACAGGCGTAATCGAGGACATTAACGATCCATCCGAAATGGGTAGAGTGCGTGTTCGTTGCTTTGGTTACCATACACCAGAGAAAGACATGAAGCTTGGTGGCATACCGACCGAGGCCTTACCTTGGAGTCATGTTATGTTACCAGTGACCAGTGCCAGTATGACAGGTATAGGTCGTTCACCCACCGGTATATTACAAGGGGCATGGGTAGTCGGGTACTTTCGGGACC